CGGATCTTGTAAATCTAAATCAAAATCTAAATCAACAGCTTCTTCTTCTATAACCGTAGTTCGAGCAGGAAATTTAAAATATGTAAATTGCGTATTTAATACACGCAACATTGATTTTGTAGTAATTTGATTAACTGCAGGCTCTATAATTAACAATGAATTTGTATCAACGCCCTCCTGCAATGTAATATTACCATTTTCAGATCTAGGAACAACATTTTCATTATTTGAAACATGCGTTAATCCTAAGCGTTGATATTTCGCTTGTAACTCAATTGATATCGAATTTTTAATTTTAGAAACTGACTGTTTAACTAAATTTCCGATATTTGCTAATCTATCATTTACATTAACCATTTATTACCTAACTACTTTAAAATAAATTTGGTCGTTGATATACTGTTCTGTAAATCCATCTACTATTTTAAGATTTAAACGATAATTGCGTTCTGGCATAAATCCGTTCATATCTAAGTAAATAAAATTACTAGTACTATCACAACTTACTTTAGTATAAATATCATCAAACGGAATAATGACCTCGTCAGTAGCAGCATCCGAAATTGAATAATATGTAGTAGTTGGTAAATGTTTAACTGTTTGAATTGGAAATAAATTAGTTGGCGATTTTCTAGGATATTTATCTCGAGCGTAAATTCTTACCTTTGCAATCTCAGTATCTTTATATGTTGGTTTAATATTCGTATAAACCGTATATGATTCAGAATTAATATTACCTAAAGATCCGGTAATAAAATTACTATCATCCCAATACATAACTAATCTAGGAACATATATGGTATGCGTTTCTCTACTAAAAAATCTTACGTACCCCGCAACATTACTATTTGTTTCGTCAGCATCAGAAAATTTTAATAAGAATCCATTATTCGAAATAGTATTGCCGCCACTTCCACTTTTCCAAAGTAAAATAGCTTCGGTAACATCCATATTAATATCTGTAGGTCGATAAGAAAATCCTTCCGCTTCTTGCAAACCTGGTTGATAGAAAAATGCTTGATTAAAAAATGATGCATTAAAAACACCCGAGCTAGATTGAAATAACCAACTGCCACCTTTACCTGATCCGGTGGCATATAAACTTGTTCCATTTATTTGTATGTTACTTCCAGAAATCCAACCAGTACCAGTATATGGATAAAAAGACCATGTTGCTTGAGGTATCGCCCAACTTGCTCCATCTTGAGTTGCAGTTGTAGCTGATAAAAAACCTGTGCCATTTGTCCATGGTTGCGCAACTATTTTAGCATCGATACTATATTCAGCAGGTAAATTTTTTGCGTGAGTTGTAAATAATTGCAACATAAATTTACAATCATTAATGCTAACTGAATATTTTGCTAATACTGAATTAATTTCATTTAAATCAAATTTAACTAATGCTCTAGATTTTAAATAAGTAGATCCATCTGTATTTAAGCGTTTGCCTATTTCTAAAATTTCATCAAGCCCAGTATTATAATATTCAGCCGATTCATATAATGTTGCATCTTTTTCTGCATAAAATATTCTGAACATATTATCCTAATTTTTTTACCGTTAATCGTGGAGGTGTACTATTACTAGTAATTGTAGTTATATTAGCATTTGATGGATTAACCAATACTCGATAATAGCCTGGGGTCGAAATATATTCAACCATTGTTCCTGTTACGGTTTGATCATTAGTTCCTTCAACTGATTTATAATCATTGAATAATGAAACTAAACTAAATACTCCACCCGTAGAAGCACCAGTTGCTAATTTAATTAAAATATCCACATCGGCACCTAATCCGCTTAAATATATTTGAGTAATGAATTCATAATATCCAGGTTGTTTTATATGTACGGCTGCAGTACTTAAACCAGCATCAACTAATTCAAAACTTGCAATACTAGTATTATAATCAGTAACATTATATCTTATATTATTATCCACACTATTAGTTAATGACACGTTGTTAACACTATTAGAAAATCTGGCAACTGGGATTGAAAAATACGATGATGTTACGGCAAATGATGCAGTCGTTGCATTTGATGCTGTACCAAACATTGACCCTGTAAATGAACCTGTAATAAAACTTGAAGTTAATTGAGTAAACGTTGCAATCGATGCTGATAAAAAACTTCCTGATAATGAAATGAAATTTGCTAAACTACTTGTAATTTGTTCAAATTGACCTAATGAGCCCGAAATGCTACCTGTTATACCTAAACTTGCACTTACACTACCAACTAAACTACCGGTTATATCTCCCTTTAAAGATCCGGTAATAGAAACAAAGTCTGCTTCGGTACCAACAATATTACCAGTTACATTACCCGTTAAATTACCAACAACTGCAGCTGCAGCTATATTCTGTACAGATAACACATTGGCATTTGGATTATATTCAAACCCAATGTCTGCTTTAAGTGCATTCGGACCGTTGACATTTGCTGTAAATAATACAAATTGATTTGATGAATTTATTCCATCTAATACAATTTGAGCATTACCTGCATTTGTTGCATATGAAGCAGTACCAGTTAAATCTGCAAACGCGGATCCGGTAAACGACCCGGTAAATAATCCATGGATTTGTCCCGTATAATTAGGAGTAGATAATGAACCACTAAAAGTTTGTAATTGTGCGATGCTTGAGCTAAATGATGCAGAATCCAATGGATAGTTATTTGTATTTAATGCTAAGCTAGCACTAAACGATGCTGAATCTAATAGATACAAAGTTTGGTTCGATGCAATACTTGCGCTAAATGATGCAGAATCTAATAAATACATATTATGATTAGCTACAATACTAGAACTAAATGATGCAGAATTCAATAAGTATGTATTATAGTTATTTACAATACTAGAACTAAATGAAGCAGAATCTAATAGATACGAATTATAATTGTTTACTATACTAGAACTAAATGATGCCGAATCTAATAGATATGAAGTTTGATTTGCGGCAATACTAGAACTAAATGATGCCGAATCTAATAGATATGAAGTTTGATTTGCGGCAATGCTTGAGCTAAATGATGCTGAATTTAACAAGTAAGTAGTTTGATTTGCGGCAATGCTTGAGCTAAACGATGCCGAATCTAATAGATATGAAGTTTGATTTGCATTAATGCTTGAACTAAATGAGGCTGAATCTAATAGATAATTATTATTAATCGACGCAGTTGATGAATACAAACTACTAGTAAATGAGTTAAATGATGCAGTAGGTAAAAATTCAGGAGTTACTGCTATAGTTAACGTATTAGTTGCCGGATTAGTTGTTAATGAAATATCGTTGCCTGCAGTTATAGTCATTGTATCAGTAGCATTTGCCGCAACTATACTACTTTGACCAGTTACTGCAAATGTTGTAAATGAACTTCCGGAATAAACGCCAGATCCTGACACATTACCATATAGTGCAGCTGACGAAGTATAATATAACTGGCCAGTGCCAGTATCGATTACAACTACATTATTTAAATTTTGTTGAGTAGCTGATGGTACAAACAAACTACTCGTAACAGTTAAATTGCCATTAATGGTTTGGCTGCCTGAGACATTAACAGAACCGGTAATATCTACATTTCCTAAAAATTTATGCGGTAAATTTGAATTTGCTACATATGTTATGCCTTGTTGCTGAATTGGGTCTTCTTCAATATATCCAGTGTATATTATAGGAGAGATTAAATCATTGGCTTCTAGATTATTAAATACATTGACGCCGCCAAATGTATTTGACCCCGTAGTTGCAACCGAACCGCTAAATATTTCCAATGCATCAATTCTAGTATCAAATGATGCCGATGAATTTAAAAATGAACTACTTAATATAGCAACACTAGAACTATTTGCAATCATTCTAGTATCAAACGAACCAGAATCAGTTACAAGATTTGTAATTCTCGTATCAAACGAACCAGAATCAGTTACAAGATTTGTAATTCTCGTATCAAATGATGCAGAATCTACTAAATACGAAGATGTAAATGTTGTAAATTGCGTTTCGCTTGCATATGATAAATCTAAACTAGAACTAAAAAATTCTAAATCAGATAATCTAGTAGCATCTGAACTAGAATTAGATAGAAAACTACCACTCAATATTGCAATGCTAGAACTATTTGCATTTATTCTATTAGCAAATGATGCTGAATCTACATAATACGTAAATGGACTACCCGTAATTTCATAGTTAGTTCCATTTGTATTTATAATAATATTTGGTCCAGCAACTAAGCTTACATATGAAGCCGTAATTGCATTATTTGACCAACTTGCTGTTCCTTGCAATGATGCAGTCACTCCTTGAGTAACAATCATCGATCCGGTAATTTTCATTGAGCCAGTTAATTGTACTGATTCAGTTACTGCTCCGGTAAATATATCATATAAGTCTGATACAAAACTTGCTGAAATTAAACCTCCAGCAACAATTTGAGCACGATTATTAGACAATTTGCCCATGATAAAGGATCCTTTTTGTATAAATATGGAATCAATAATTTATTACGCGACCTTTTATGTCTTTGTTTGGAAACTTAACTTCAAAGATACTAGGATCTAAAGAAGGATATATAATTCCATTTTTTGTAGCAGATGCTAAATCATACACATTGCCAGAATAATTTAAAGCAGTATCATATAAATTATTAAATGTTACATTTACTACCGATTGTACGCCTTTCACGTTTCCTAATAAATTGGTAACATCTGATTTCATGATAGGTTGATTTATTTGCCATCGATCTATATTGAAATAAGTTTTTACCGCTTCAATACATTTTAATAAAACTTCGTTGCTATTATAATTAGATAGTACAGATATTTCAAATTGTACGCCTATATTAATTATAAAAGCATCTTTAATATTGATTGCATCAGTTAATATTCTATAATGATTTAAATAATTCTTTAAGTTTTCTTTAACAGCTTGATTAAGTGCGGTAAGTTGTTTTTCCTGATTAAATCCTAACGTATATAAATTCATTGCTAATGGATTAGCAATTCTAGATTGTTCAAATTCTTGTTGTGATAATTGATCATCTGGTACAATATATGCTTTTGCAACACTACCAAATTTTGATGGCATCGAATAACATCGTATAATATAATCATCTCTCGTTACTAAACGATTTTGAGTTGCAAAGTTAGCTAATGCATTATTTTTTATATCTTCTAATGTATCTGCAGTTTTTGCACCAGTAGCTGGATTAGTATTTGACACTGCAATTGTTGATTTTATAAAGGCATTAGTAGCAGCATTTACACTCGAATTGATATCATCTGAATATTCTATAAAAACTAAATTAGTTAATACGCCGGCTGGCACATTATCTACAATACCATTTCCGACAGTATACGTAACTGTTAATGTTGTATTTGCTGGTGATTGTCCATACGTTTTTGTATATAAAAAATTTGATGGATCAATATTTACATCGACATTTTTATGTAAAGATGCTAATCCATTTCCTACGTTTGACGGATTAGGGATAATTTCCTCATCGTTATTGTCAGAAATTCCAGATCCAAATTGTAATTCTAAACGATTATCGCTGCGTAATCTAGTAACAAATCGTTTTGCAGTTTTTTTCAATTTTAATAAATTTGGCGCCGATGATCTATACGGAGATAATTCTGGATCATTTTCTAATAAATTCGGAACTTCTTCAAATATGGTATCTTGAGCCAAATATGGAACTTCATACCAATTGTCTCCGTCAGTTTCAGTAACAGAAATAATATCAATTATATTAGATTCAGGTAATACTACTTTATCATATGCAACTGGATTAGTAAACGTAAATGCAGCCGTTCTAATATCTCCCGAAACTGCCATGGCTTGTTTTTTTAACAAATAATAAGTAGGTAATTTTGTAGTTGGATCTGATTCATATATCGTTATTTCCGTTGTGTCATATGAAGAAGAAAATGCAAAGTCAATTGAATCTAACGTTCTAAATACGCTCGTACCCGAAGTTGATTGTACTCGCATCCCAGGTTTAATTGTAACTGCATAGTCAAAATCTGGTCGTACGTTTGCACCAGAACCTATAGAAGGTAATAATTGATATACATCTAATAATACATATGCAGGAACAACGTTCTTAGGTTGATATCCTAAATTTTTTGCAATATCAAAAATATTAGTACGTTCCGTTGCTTGATCTAACAACGATTCTCGCAAATTTGCATCCATATAATAAGATAAAACATCGCCAACATATGCCGACATTTCTAAAAACAATGAGCCTGGAGCAGATTGATTAAAATCAGTATATGATGTAGGAAAATATTGCTGTGCAAAATCGATTAAATTTTTTCGAAATTGATTAAAATCTTTACCTAAATATGAAATGTCTTTTTTTGTTTCCATGTTTGTCCTTAAGGTGTTATTGTTAATGTGCCATTTTGATTAACACCTAATGATAATGTTTTTTCGCCATCATTATCGTATTCGGCTGAGAATGTTATTAAAACTACAACGTCGTGTAGTAAATTAGGGTCATCTTCAGCTGTTGTTACTTTAATATCAATTAAATTAATTTCTGGTAACCAAAATTCAACAGGCTCTTGAATATATTTTACTATATCTTGTTGTATAAATTCCGTATTAGGTTGAAATATAATTTTTAATAAATCAGTGCCAAATGTTGGCACCATTATTCGTTCGCCTTTACGCGTTAATAATAGCGTTTTTAATTTAGCAAATTCTTGTTCGATGCTAGTATATGTAGAATCAAATATTACAGTATCATTATTTGCACCGCCCAATTGAATTCCTAGTGTAGAAATATTCGAAGTTCTAATAACACGTGCTGCGGTAACGATTTGATATGGCATTATTATTTTCCTTTTTTACGATCAATTGCTTTCATTAAAGCAGAATAATCTCGAGTTAATGCTTGTTGTATTTCTGGAGCAACATCATAAATTTTTCCATCTTCGGGATCTTCCATAACTGATGGTGTATTAGATTGATTTATGATTTGTCTATTAGTACCAAAATTAACAGCATCGCGCGATGTCATGCGAATTTCTTCAATTTCTTCATTCATTAAATCTCGAAAACTATTCATGGCTAATGGTTGTTGTTCAATTAAAGAATCAGTTTCATTTAGAATAGATGCCCATTTATTATCATTAAACTGTACTTTTTGTTTTTTTCCTGATTCGCTGACTACCCTAGGTTCAACGCGAATCGTTTTATTTGGATCTACGTTAACCTGTTTTTTAGGTTGTGTCATTTCTGTAATTGTAGATTGTAAACCTTCGCGAAGAATTTCAGTTAATTCTTCTTGTATAACCTCTCGTACGGCAATTTTAAGTGCTTTTATTAATGTTTTTGAATCCATATGAATACTTTTATATAAATATTAGGTTTAGTAATTTATGCCCTGCGGCCATTCTGTATCTGAAATTTTCGGCCCATATATGGTTTTCGTAGTTTGATTTATAAAATAATCTCCCTGTTTGCCTTGATTAGATTGCGGCGTTTGGGCATTGGTGCCAATAATAACTTGACTAGGAGCTTCTAGTAAATCTAATAACGATCGTTGTTCTTGTTGTAACTGTATAAGTAAATCTTTGCGCAAATCAATATCTTCCTGCGTTACATTAATCAATTGGTAAAATTCTGATTCTGTTACAACAATACCATCAATTGCATTTTGTGTATCTTGATTAACTGCAAATATTTCATTATTACAAATCGATGATATTACATTAATTACATTTGCAATTAATCCCGAAGCTACTGATACCGCCCCGTTAACGATAACTAAAATAACAGACGCTTGAGTTAATGCTTTTGCAATATTTGCAACTAATTCATTTTGTACAGCAATGGTTTGGCCTGTTACCGGTGGCGATGGAACCGGATTTGCTAACTGTGCATTAATAAGTACGGACGCAATTTGAGCAGCAATTGTTAGAATAGGTATGATAATATTTAAAATACGTAAAATATTTTGAATTTGGGCGATGTATCTTTGTATTTGATCTAAAATTTGTTTAAGTTCATTGATCCTAGGATCATTACATGAAATTGTTTTAGGTAATATGTTTGATTTACTAATTGCTTCTGCAACTTTTTGGTTTAATTTATCAATAACTTTATTTAGTGCCGTTTGTATTTTATTAATAGCAGCACCTGGTTTATTAGTAAGTTGATCAAAAGGAAATGCTACTGCCATACTAAGTCTTTGTTATTTTATATTTTGTACTATTTAAATTTGGTAATAGATCAGATATTTGTCCTAATGATGCCGATGCATTTGTAACACACGGAGCTCCTCCCGGACCAGTAGATCCAGCACCAATAGCTTGAACTATTAGTTGTATTATTCTTTGCAATACCAATCCGTGTGATAACGGTTCAGATGCATCTTCTCCACCTATATAGATTTCATTAGGCGTATTTAAAACGATACCTTCTTCCGAATCTATAACAGCAACATCCTGTTTAGCTCGAAGTATAACGCGATCTGCTACTCCTACAAATTGCGAGCCTACAAATGAATTATTATGAACCGTTAAATCTTTAGATAATGTCAATGTATCCAATTGTTGAGTACTAGTTAAATATAATGACGATGCATCAGTTTCTAAATCTTCTACAACGAATTCGCGGCCAGATTTATTAATACGACCATTTGATATAATAATGATTGGATCAGACTTCAATATATCAGTTTGATTACCTCCAGGCGTAAACCACGATGGCGATTTATAATAATATCCGTCTGGATATGATGTTGATATAGTATTACCAAAACGTATACTATTTCCCCAACGACCTTCAATTAGAAAATCTCCTTCATATGGTTGTAATGGAGATATTGCTTTTTGTGTAAATGTTTTTCCTGGTTTCGTTTCATCGATATCATTTTGACGAGCACCATCAGATAATCCTGGCAACATGTTATGATTGATTGATGATTGAATGTCAATTGATGATACATAGTACCAACCTTCACGCCAACGATTGGTCGTTGCTTGTTGATTAAATGTTTTATAAATCAAAACAAATTCACCAACTAATGGAATTTGTTTCATGTTTATATTAGATGGCTTTGCGTAGATTAGTTTATCATTAAAATATGTACTACACGATCTAACTTTAAGTTGAAATAATCTATCTACCGTAGAATTAGATTGATCATTGGGAATATAGCTGTATGTATAGTCATATTCAATTACTTCAGCAACATCCCATTCAATTCTACGATTGCTCATCTACATCCTTTTTTGTTTTAGACATTGAATTTTCAATTCGTTGTTTTAAAGCAGCAGATTCTTGTTCAATTGAATCTAATTCATCGGTTAGCTCCGAAGACAATGTTTGTTCAGCAACTCGAAGTAATTGTTGTTTTTCGTCATCACTTAATAAACTATCCGCACCTGATATTGTTTGTTTGGTAGATATATATCGCTGTACAATTGCAGTTAATTTTACTAAATGATCATCATTTTTAACTGCAACATCTAAATATTCTTTGATCAAAGGAACAATGATAGTAGCATCAGACGCATTTTTTATTAAAGGTTGTAATTGTGCGATTAATTGATTAATTTGTCTATCTTTCTTTTTAGAATTATGATATACATCGGACATTAAATCGGCAAATGTAGTTCCTTTAAAAAGTTCATCATTTTTGTCCATACATAAAACCCTTTAAAATAAATATTAAAAAGGCAATTTTATAAAATCTGTTTGTTCATATTCTCGAAACTTGATTTCATAGATTAATTTTAATGTTTTAATAACGCGCGTAATATTCGTAGTTTCCAATCCGGTACGTTCTCGAATTAAAATGTATAAAGCTTTTTTATTAAAGTTATCAATATCTTCTCGTGTTTCAAATATATGTAATACTGAATCAGCTACATGAATGTCAATTGAATTTGAAAAAATATAATTTAAATGATCATAACAATATTGAATATATGCATCCATAAACTCACGTAACGTTTCTCGCATTTCATTATTATGAATTTCAGTTATAACATTGCGTTGTTCGTCAATGTTAATTTCTAATGTATCTGATTTTATTTTCGAATAACCTTTTTGATTTTCAGCAATCAAATAGTTGAACGATGTTCTAGTATAATATGAATATGCTTTACCGGCATTTGGATTAAATTTATCTAAACGAGCAGTTAAATATGTAACTAAATCGGTTTGTAAATCTTGAAACGTAGAATCAATATAATCTGGTTTAACTTTGTTAATAATATTCTCTGTAAGTTTCATAAATGCTGGATAAATAAATCTACGATATATTTTTTCCCTCGATGCAATATCTTCACTTTTATTGTATGCAGCAATTGCTAGATCCGTTATTTTAGTAAAATAAGATCTATTTTTCTTCGGTTTCGGCATCGAATTGTTCCTTTAATTCTGTTATAACTTCTTTTAATAATCGAAATGTAGTTCCCGTTTCATCTTCAGATTCGAATGCACCTGAACGATCTATTTCTTGCATGGCCATGTATGATTTTTTTATTTGATCGTACATATATGTATTTGATGATTCTAATAAAGAAATGTATTCAACAGTTTCTTCGTCTTGTTCCTGTAAGTCAGCAACTGCTCCTGCAAGAAACCAAACTCGATATCCTAAATACGTACTAGTACCTAATAGTATCGTTGTTGTTATAATAAAAAATAACATATTATTCCTCGTTAAATGCTTTGAAAATATCCGTTAATGCTTGTTCTACATCAGGATTGTTCTCAGTTAAATTTTTTAATCCGTTTGATTTTTGTACTCTACTTTTTTCTGAAACCAGTTTGGGTGTTTCTTTGTCTTTATTTCTCCAACGCTCGAATTCAATTTGTGCTGCCATATGATCAGCATGATGCAAAATAATAGGAAGATTTGTTTTTAATTTAGCTTGAGCTGATCGAGCAACAAAATATGGTTTATTTGCATCATCATACATTCCATCGTGAATCTTAATTGCTTGATATTCTGTCCAAGACAGTTTAACGTCATATTCTTGTAGCAACCAAATTGAAAGATCCGGTACCATGGTAAACGGAATGTTTTCATTGTGACGATACATTTTATTTTGATTTTTTCGATGCCAATCTGAAGTTTCTATTTGATATACTTCATTGCCATCTCCTGGAAATCCTACTTTACCTAAATCGTGGTGCATTGCAGCAAAACGAAGTTCTTCAATAGTATAACCAGACATATCTGCACCCATCTCATTCCAAGATTCATAAAGTTTCTCAGCACATTCAATAACTCGAAGTACGTGATCTACATATCCTCCAGCAAATGCATTATGAAAATGTGCAATACTAGATGCTGGCATCATTGCTATGCGATCTTCAAATTCATCATACATTTTATTTAATTGTTTTTTGCGAGTAGGAAAGAATCGATTAACTAATCCGCGATACCGTTCCCAGTTTGATTTGATTTTTTCTGCTTGTAACATAACTTATTATATTGATTTATTTTCGTATTTCCAATTGTTGTCCGTTAACAAGTTTAGATACACACTTATAACATGTAATTGCCGTTGCATTTACATCGACTCGTTCGCAAATTTCTTCACAATATTTGCATTGTAACCGTTTGAATCCTTTAGGTATAGGACTACTTTTTGTAATTTTTTTCACGTTCTTTTCTTATTTTATTCCAATATGACAATATTTGTGGCTTAGGTTCTGGTGTTGCAATAACTTCTTCATCAATCGAGCTTATAGGAGCTGTAATTTCTATATCAGAATCATTGATAATTTCTTTAGTATGTAATATTTTATTTGCAGATATTAGTAATATTATAGCTAAAGGATCAAATACTAATATTAGCAATATAATCAACCAATTAACTATAGTATCCATTGATTTATTAGTTATACGAGCTACATATTTTAAAGGGCCAATCTCCTTTGCAACCGTTGATGATGTTTGAAGATTAGTAATTTTTAATTCAATCGCAGTAATCGAATCCATCAATGACGATTCTCGTTTAGTTAAATCTCGTAATCGATTTATAGAAACATCTAATTGTTTTTCATATGCTTTGCGATTTGATGCATCTGTTTTAATTATTTGATTTCCATTCTGATCTGTATATTGAATTTGATTATTAGACAATGCATTAGTTAATTTAGTTACATTTTTATCAACAATTTGTTTTTCTTGAGTTGTTGCATTTAATTGTGTTTGAAATCGATTTTTTTTAATTTCATAGTTTGTAACACTTGTTTCTAAAGTTTCTAAACGATATGCCGTATCTTGATAAGATGCAGCTAAAAATCCATATATGCCCATCGATGTAATCAACATCAATATAATGACAGCGGTAGATAGATAAACACGCATTAAACGGGAAATTTGTTGCCAATAACGATGTAAATATGATGCCGTTATAAGTTTAGAAATTTCCAATGTAGATGCAAGAATAATAACCGCAGTGGCTTGTGATGAAAACAACTTGCTAAGTCCAAACACGCTATAATATGCAGCACTTGCGGCTAAACTAAATGCTACAGCTAATACAATATATGGAAATCGTTTTGTCATTAACCTCTATCAATGTAGTATTTTGCAGTTTCTAATTTTTTTAGCGCTCGAGCTAAATTATCTAGCGCCGAAGCTTTATCAATTTTACCTTCAGTTAGTGCCTTTGCCGTAACACGGATTGTTTCGTGTGCATCCGTAATATCATCCGTAATTTTTGCTTTATACTTATAATCTGCTTTCATAAATAACCTTTATTTTATATTATTAATATTATATATAATAAATATATTATTCTAAAATTAATTGAGTGATTTGACAACATTCAACGTTTAAAGCAATTAATGATTGTTCTTTAGCCTTTGCCTCAACCATAACATCGAGATCTGCAACACCATATGTAGCAGGAAGTCGTGTAATGTAGTCAGCATGAGCCTGCTCCTTGATCTTGGTAAACTCCTTGTATTGTTTGTGAAAGGTAGGCCATTGGGGCAAATCGGCAATGTCAATGTTGTGATGTGCAAACATACGCTCAATAAGAATCTGTGCTTCACGTCGACGAGACTCGCTGTAATGAGTACATTGTGTGGCACCATGACGTTGCCAAGTTTCGCGAGCCATAAAGAATGCTTCTTGTTCGGATAAGTCACCAGTATTGAATGTGTGATGCCAATAGTCAAACGTAATAGGTATAGCAATTTCTGCGTGCAACATCTCATACAATTCGCACACCGAATACATGGAGGCCTTGTCATCATTCTCAATAACTAAACGAGCCTTGCAAGAATCTGAAAGACGATCGTAGTTACGCAACCACCGTGCAATGGTACCAGGTTTATCGTTGTAGGTAGCACCAACATGAATATTGATCTTGTTCTCAAAGCTAGGAGCAAAGCCCATCATATCAAATAGCTCAGAATGTCGTTCAAGACCAATGATAGAATTATCAACAACTATGGCATCGGGACTACCTAGAATATGAAATGGACCAGGATGTGTTGTGATGCGATGACCATGAGCGCGGGCATAATCACCTGCGGCACGAAGATGCTGCGCAATAAGATCAATGTCGGGCAAATCTGCTAGCTCGTAATGATTCCAACGAGGAAACAATTCAGAGCCTAAACGAAACAAACGAATACCATGTGCTTCATTCCATTGCAGAATAGTTAACAAATCGCGGGCGTTGGCAAGTGCAATGTCGGATGCTAACTGCAAACCACCTAATTTAAATTTGCGATCAATCATGGCACGACCGGTACGGATACCTTGGCCGGATAACTCCATGTTGATACAAGCATAACCGAAACGTATCATATATGTTTTATTTTAATTTATGTAAAAAGAATGAAAAATCCAAATATATCAATTGTATTTAGTATATACTAATGTTACATTTGCCATAATATAGCGTGTTTTTGATGAAATTGGCTCAACATATTCAAAATCATAATACAAACAAATAGCATCCCATTTTGGATTCATGATATCATTCCAATGCGCTGAAGAAGTTGGATACCCCATACCAGGAGTGAAAAACATATCTACTAATCGTTTATAGGTAACTTTAGGACAATCTGAAAATGCGCCTGGAATTTGAAATCCTTGATGAATTAATCCTTCACCGATATATGCGTGCACGTTTTTATTTAATAATGCAAATCTACCCATAATATCTAATTCTGTAAAATTAGTAATATCAATTTTTTCAGAATGGGTTTGTTCTCCAGCTAATCTTTGATATAAAGCATGATGGTATGCTGCAGGACGAATAGATACATCATAAGTTAATGGTTTTGCTCCATTCAACTTGCGATAATAATTAAAACGATCAATAATGAATCGTTCCAACGTTATTCTTTCGATACTATCAAATTTTGTTAATACAGCGGTTTCAGATTTACCATTGTATTTATTTGTATTTGTAATATCAAACATGATTACATCACTTACACTACCAGAACATCCTGGATAATGTTTTTGTGCAATTGAATTAAAACTTGCAATTGCCACAACTACTAAACTAAATAATTTTTTCATAACTTATTATTTTATACATTTATATTATAAAAATTTTTGCATGAATCCAAAAAATAGTATATTATTTTACGTGATATTTATATAAAACATATTATTTAGGGATACAATGAATTCATATTTAGAATATTTATTTGCAAAAAAATTATTAGATATTAATACAAAAAATCTAACAGAATCAAGTAAATTAAAATTAACTAATCGAATTAATAAATTTTTATTTGAAGCTGCGCAAGATTGGGTAACAATAACAATACCTAGTATCGGAATTGCATATGCTGCGGGCGCGACCGATTCAAAACCGTTCATAAACGATATATGGACAAAAGTAAATGCAGCAATTGAAGCCAATACCACAGCAAAGGCACTAAAAACTGCAAATAATTTAGCTATACAAAAACTTGAAATATATGCAGGTTCTAGTAATAACTATAACGGAACACCAACGCAATATGATACACATAATTCTACATTAGATGCAGGGATGAATCCATCAAATTCGTTTGGCGCATATGCTGGATGGACTACACCCGGCCAAGGATTAGGCGATATATCAGATTATGATCTTGCAGATTTAAAAACAAGAGGCGTAACAAAAACATTTACCAATCAAACCATGATATCTGGTTATAAATCTAATGTAGAATTAGCAAAAAAACGAGTTGCAGATCTTGCAACCAATTTAAAAGCATTAATGGTTACAAACGGCATTATGGTACCAGATCCAGCAAAAGGTCAAGGGTATGAAGAAATAATTAAAGCAGGCGTAGTCGCCACCGGTGGCGTATTAGATGATAAACGAGATACCGGATTTTATAAAAACCCAGGACAATCGGCTATTATAATAATTACATTATCAGGAAAAGAAGATATAATTAAATATCCGGTAACGGCGGAAGAATTAAAAGCTGGATTAGCAAATAAAACCATACTATGGGGGAATGTCGGTGGCGACGCGACACTCGCGCAACAAGGCATAGTTGATCCATTAATTGAATGGGAATTAAAATATCTACCAGGAGAAGGACAAGGAAAAGACACTAGGGTAAAGCCTGTAGTTAGATGGACGTTTGAATATAATGCTAAAAATCAATTGATTAAAGTAAAACAAGAACCAGATCCAGGTAACATGGGTATTCCTACGGCTGTCAAACTTGCATTTCCTGCTAAAGAATATATAATTAATCCTCCTGGAAAAGCTCAACTGCAAACTAAAGTTCCAATGGTATACGAATTATTGGTTGCTGCAGGAGTATACAATAGATTTTTTGATGCAGTTCCATAACAACAAAAATAACAATAAAATAGTTTGAATAAATATTTATATTAAAGAAAAATATTAAAAGGTAAACTTTATGAATTTAGAACGCATATTAGCAGAAAATTTACTTCGATTTGGAGGTAAAAATATAAACAAGCAATTGTTTGTATATAAGTATTTGCTAGAACAAGGTGACAAACAAGCTGCAGCAATTGCGCTATTAAAAGCACAAGGCGATGCATATCGAGAATTTGAAGCATGGCAAAGTAAAGTAGGAGGCTCATATAAAAATGTAATTTTAACAAAAACGCAAGAATTTATACCAATTAATCCGGAGCCTGAAACGTTAGAAGATGAATTTTATAATAATTTCGTTACAATGGAAAAGGGCGTAAAAAATCCTAAAGCGTTACAAACGGAACTAGATAACTTGATAACTAAATTGACTGAACAAGGTGCTAAATTAAATGTACCAGATGGCAAAACAATAATTGAAATTGTATCTACAGCAACCCCTTCACCAGCTAGTACAGCCCCAAGACCCGGAGATTTTCCTGGGAGTACTGTACCAGCTTCGCATAAAAAATTAGATCACGATTATGGTGGTAATTTAAAGTATGATGCTAATGGCAAACCAACGCCCGAATCTGTAGAGTGGGCTAAAACTAATGGAAATGAATACCTTGCAACGGCGCGCGGTGAAGCTGTAAAAAAATACTTAGAAAGCAAACTTATTCAAGCAACGATTGTCGTAGTACCATTAACTGGTCAAGAGTTTCGACAATTTCTCATAACAGCCAAGCAAGAAGGAACGGAAAAAGTTATTACACCGATTGGTACTCCAGATATTAAATGGTCAGTAAGTTATACTGCCGGTTTAGGGGTTGGTCAAGATATGGATTATTTAAAAGATACCGTTGAATGGAAAAATATTATTGATAATGCATATACCGAAATGCAACGTAATGCACAAAGAGCATACAATGAAGGACCTGGTTCGACAAGAATGAAATACCCAGATAAAACAAAATTTCCTGATGACAAATCTGCAGAGTGGCGTACGGAGTACTATAGATTAAATTTGGGTTTAAAGGGTGCAATGTTGCAATGGGCTTTGTATGGCACGCCATCTGGCCAGATATTTTTAGGTGTAAGTGGTGGTTGGACTTTCGGTAACTCACAAGGAGACTTGCCAGGTCTTAATAAAAAAATAATGGATGTTGTTGGGGCAAATGGAGACATTTCAACCGCAATTGAAAATGCAAAAAGTCAAGATATTGGAACTATAAACAAAGGTGCCCTTACTAAAAATGTTATCGAAGCTGAATATAAAGGTATGAAAAAAGAAGCATTTCAAACTTCAATAGCACCATTTGGAGTAGATACCGGCAACCTAACAACTGGTGATTTGGCGGACAAAGGTGCAAAAGGAGTCTTGGGTATTGATGAAGCTGGTTTATTAAATACTACAGGATATACTCGTAATGGAAATTTAATTTATGCACAATTCAAAAACGCTGCATCTCCGTTGTTTACACAATTAACCGGAACTGATGTTGCTGCGTGGTTAAAAGAAGTGAATAAT